ATGTGGAAAGTAACGCAGTTTAAATACAAACCAAAAGAAACCGCCAAAGATACAGTGTACAAAGCATTACAACCCGCGATTAGATTTACTAAAGAAGAATGTCTAGACTTGCCCGACATGGTGTACGCCAAACGTTTCGTTGAAATGACTCCACAACAGAAAAAGTATTACGAAACATTACGTAAGCAGATGGTAATGCAGGTGGCAGGTGAAGACGTAACGGCAGCAAATGCGGCTATTGGGTTGAACAAACTATTACAGATAAGTACGGGCGCACTTTATACAGACGAGGGAGATACTATACAGTTTGATATAAAGAACAGATATCAAGTTCTCAAAGAGGTTATAGACGAGAGTAGCCAAAAGGTTCTGGTGTTTGTACCGTTCAGACACACTATCGATCTACTATCGGAGAAGCTCCAGCAGGACAACGTAACGTCTGAGATCATACGAGGAGATGTTTCTGCGCCTAATCGCACTGAGATATTCCGGCGCTTTCAATCAGATCGTGATCCTCGTGTATTAATAATACAACCTCAAGCGGCTGCTCATGGTGTTACCTTGACCGCTGCTAACACTGTAGTGTGGTGGGGGCCGACTTCATCTCTCGAAACATACGCACAAGCAAATGCTCGTGTGCATAGGTCGGGGCAGAAGCATAAGTGTACTGTTATACAGCTTGCGGGGTCTAACGCGGAAAAACGTATTTACCGTCTTTTAGATGATCGTATTAACATACACACAGAAATGATAAATTTATACAAAGAAATACTTGACTAAGTAGTATAAGTTACTATATGTCAGAAAAGTAATAAAAATGGAGAACATATAATGTCGGTAAATATCGATAAATTGGTAAAGACCTTCATAAGAATAAGGAACAAAAGGTCTGAGTTGTCCGCAGAGTTTAAAGAAGCGGATGAAAAGTTATCTAAACAACAGGATAAAATCAAGTTCGCTATGTTAGACCACTGCAAAGAGCAAGGGGTGGATAGTGTGAAGACTGCGGATGGTGTATTCTATCGCACTATTAGGAAAAAGATTTGGACAAATGATTGGGAGTCTATGTACAAGTTTGTACTAAAACATGAGGTTCCTGAACTCTTTGAAAAACGTCTTAATCAAACTAACGTAAAGCAGTTCTTGGAAGAAAACCCTGATCTTCAACCTGCGGGTCTAAATGTAGACAGTGAATACGTTATATCTGTGAGGAAAAATAAGTGATGGAAGATACACCTTATGTAAATATAGGAAAGGTCGCAGATTACTTCCAAGTGTCTGTGTCCACCATAAGAAAGTGGGTAACCAATAAATCTATTCCAGAGGATACCTACATAAAAGTCGGTGAAGTATATCGATTTCGTTTAGACGATGTTGAAGCAGCATTGACACACAATACTAAAAAAGGGCAAGATCAAACCCTAACTGAAAATGGAGAAACATAGATGTCGGATATGGCGTTATTTGAAGAGGGCAATTCCCTCATAAGCAAAGATCTTTTCAAGGAACTTACAGCGGTAGACGATCTACTATCGGGCGGTACATCGGTAAGTACTATACCACCACGTATAAGCATCAAAGGTGCAAAGTTTAGAGAGATGGTAAGTGGCGAACAAACACAAGTTCGCAAAGACGATTTCTTAAATGTGGTAATTGTAAATGCAGGGGCGCTCTCTCGCACTTACTACGAAGGTGAGTACGATAGCGATAACCCTACACCCCCCGCATGTTGGTCACCTGACAATAAAAAACCTGATGCAGAGGTAGAAAACCCACAGGCTAAAACTTGTGAGTCTTGCCCTCAAAACGTTAAGGGGTCAGGTAAAGGCGAAAGCCGTGCTTGTAGATTTAATCAGCGTATAGCTGTTTTACTTGAGGGAGACCTTGATACCGTGTATCAACTACAACTCCCCGCAACTTCTATATTTGGTAAAGACAAAAAAGGTATGGGTATGCAACAATACGTTGCTTTCTTAAAGTCAAAAGGTGCGCCATCTATTGGTGTGATTACAAAAATGTATTTTGACGAAGATAGTGCTGTGCCAAAGCTGTTCTTTAAACCAGAGAGACCCCTCAAAGAAGAGGAGTTGAAGCAAGCACTTGAAGCTAGAGAAAGCCCTCAAGCTTTGAACGCTATTACTATGACTGTATCTAAAGTCGATGCAGTTGAAAAGAAACGCGAGGTGAAGGTGCAGGAAACCGAAGACGTGGTGGACGTTGAGGATACTGTAGAAGAACCAAAGAAGGTCTCCAAGAAGGCAGATGGCGCTGCTCCGCCGCCTGATGAAGACCTCGCGTCCATTGTTGAAGAGTGGGATGATTAACCTACTGGGGAACTTTAACAATGGTGGTTGTCGTGGTGGGGCTTCCATACTTCTCCGCCTCACCACGGCACATTTTGGAGCAGCATTATGGAAACAACAGAATTTTTACGGGGGGTACTAGGTAGTAACGGTAACTACTGTGTATTCGCTGCGAGAGCGAAAGATAATATACGGATACAAAAGTTCTACAACACTATCGAAGAAGTAGAACGTGCCGCAAACAAATACGATAACGATGGGTTAGACGTATACTTCGCGCTCAGTACATTCAAAGAACCAACAAATCGTAAAGGTGACAACGCTGAAGAATTAAAAGCTTTGTTTCTTGATTTAGACTGCGGGCCTTCGAAGGAATACGCCACACAACAGCTCGCTGTGTCCGCGTTACGTAACTTCTGTAAACATCTTTCTCTGCCTAAACCTACAATGGTCAACAGCGGGCGCGGTGTTCATGTTTATTGGCCTCTTACCGAAGCAGTTTCGGCGGAACAATGGTTAGATGCCGCAGAGCGATTGAAGCAAGCCTGTGCCGATAACGGTTTACTGGCTGACCCTGCGGTGACCGCTGACGTGGCTCGTATCTTACGAGTACCTAACACTAATAACTACAAAGACGATAACCCTCTGCCCGTCATGTTGTACGGCGTGGAACCTATAAAGCCTGTGGTTCTCTCGGAGTTTATTGACAAACTTGGCGTTGATTTAAAGCCAGTAAGTAACATTGATATAGGAAAAGACGCGCTTTACGAAGCGTATGCTGACAACTCTGAGAATGTTTTTAAGACTATTATGCAGAAAACATTACAAGGGCGTGGATGTGGACAGCTAAAATACATCGCTACAAAGCAAGAGGAAGTAAGCGAACCTTTGTGGAGAGCAGGGCTATCGATTGCAAAGTTCTGCATAGATGGAGAGATAGCAGCAGAAAAAATATCTAGTAGGCATCCTGATTACAATGCAACTTCTATGTACAAGAAGATGGAAGAGATTAAAGGGCCGTATACTTGTGACAGGTTTAACGAACTAAATGAAGGTATCTGCAACAACTGCCCGTTGAGAGAACAGATAAAGTCACCTATTGTACTGGGCAAACGTATAAAGGAAGCTGAAGGTGAAGTCACTGTAGAAGCTCCTGTCTCTGGCAAGGTGTATGATATACCTATATTTCCCAAGCCATATTTTAGAGGCACAGCGGGGGGTGTCTTTCTGCGTAGCAGCAATGCTGACGGGGATATAGAAGAAGAACTAATATACCACCACGATATTTATATTACTCGTCGTCTACACGACGAAGAACTTGGCGAAACGCTAGTCTTTCGCTTACACTTACCTCGTGACGGTGTACGTCAGTTCACCGTGCCACTTACACATGTAACTTCAAGGGAAGAGTTTCGTAAGAGCATGGCACGAGAGGGCGTCACTGCATGGGGAAAAAACTTGGATAAACTTATGGTATACACAACAAAATGGATAGATGAACTACAACACACATCAACAGCATCTGAGGCGCATAGACAGTTTGGTTGGGTTGATGAAGACATGGAAGCATTTGTACTGGGTGAGAAACTAGTTGAAGCAAACGACATAACTTACAACCCGCCTTCTTCCAAAACAGCGGGGTTTATGGACTCCTTCGAGCCGAAAGGGTCAGAAGAAAAGAACATAGAACTCCTAAACTTCTACGACAGAGAAGGGTTTGAGATGCATCAATACGTAGTTGGTGTAGGTTTTGGGTCTCCTCTCATGGCGTTGACAGGTCTAAACAGTATGGCAGTGCATTTGTTTGGTGGCACAGGTGTAGGTAAAACAACAGCGCAGTATGCGGCTATGTCCTTATGGGGCAACCCAGAGCTACTATCCCTACAGAAATCGGATACGCACAACTCACGTATGAACCGTGGCGAAGTCATGCATAGTTTACCTCTAATATCTGATGAGATGACCAACGTGACAAGCTCAGAGATGTCTGAGTATGTGTATCAAGTATCGGGGGGCCGTCAAAAGAACAGGCTATCAGCAAACGGTAACGAGGAGCGTGTACGTGGTAAGCCGTGGAAACTACTAGCTCTTAGTTCTGGTAACACGAGCGCGTGGGAGATATTGAGCCGTGATAAAGCTACGCCGAAAGCAGAGATGCAGCGGCTGTTTGAGATAAAGGTGTTGAAGTTAATATCTGGTGCAGAAGATACAAAGACTACAGCGGACTTACACGAAGATATTCAGGTGAACTATGGTTGGATAGGGCCGAAATACATACAATGGGTGATAAACAATAAAGATGAAGCGCGTAAGATTGTGCAGTCTATAAAAGCAAAGCTAGATGAAGCGGCAGGGCTTGGGCCTGAGAACCGTTTCTGGTCTAATGGCAACGCTGTGATAATAGCAGGGCTGATGATTGCTAGGAAATTAGGGTTTGTTAACTATGACGTAGGCAAAGTGTACAAGTGGGTAGTCAAGGAACTTATACGTAGAAACACGTTTGTGAATGATATAGGGGCTTCTGTGGACGACACACTAGGTAACTACATATCAGAGAACTACAACAACATACTCAAGATCGAAAGCACTGAGGATCTACGCGGCAAGAACGATAACGGTCTAGATCAGTTAGTACCTGTCACTGCTGTACCGCGTGGGCAGTTGGTTGCTAGGTATGAACCTGATACCAAGATACTCTTCTTGCGGATCAAACCTTTTAAGGATTGGTGTACAGATCAACAGATAAACTATGCTTCTTTGGTTGATGATCTTAAACAAAAGAAAAACGCAAAGCGTGTAAAGAAACGTCTAACGAAAGGCACAGACTTCAACATGCCTCCACAAGACGTACTACAAATGAAATTTGAAGGGTTTGATGAGGTCTCTGATGAACCAGAAGGTGATGAAGCTTGATGACCTAAACCCTGATGGGCTTAGAGTTACTATAAACTGGGACGCTATGGATGTAGGTTCTTCGTTCTTTCTACCGTGCATAAATACAGAGAAAGGCACTAAACAACTAAAAAGTGTTGCAAAAATGAAAGCATGGGAGTTTGAAGTGCAGATTTGCATAGAAAACAAAAAATTAGGTTTACGTGTATGGAGAACTATGTGATACACAAGATATGACAACTCGATACCCGATGTTGTTCTCCATTGACTTGTAGCCCCCACATATAGTGGGGGTTTTTTTAGTCGAAGAGTCTAAAGCCTTGGTTGTATTCTTTTAGGCTTGCCAACATAGCAGGTGTAAAAGTTACACCGCCACGCATCTTTGCCGTAGTTTGTGTAAAAGACCTTTGTGAGCGTTCTTTTGTATCGCTAGTTATCAAAGCAGCTCTCTCGTCAGGTTTTAAACTTTTATTAAACTCAGCTATAAGTCTGTCCACTCTACGTACTTCATCGCCGTCACCTTCTCGCACAGCCATGTTCCTACGTCTCAACAACTTGCTACGTTTTTGTGACAACGCTTTGTCTTTTCGCCGCTCATTTCTGTTGTAGTCTAACACTTCACTATAGTTTTGTGGTGCAAACCCTAGACCCTGCATAACTGCATTGTAAGGGTTTATGTCTTCTGTAATTGGATCGCCTCTGCGTGTATTAGCTCCTTGAAATAGAAACCTACCCCCCTTGCTAATGTTTCTTACTGCGGCAGGAGTGGCTG